GTGATAAACCTAACTGCCTCTACAGTTGCAAATCCTCTACTTATCTCTTCAGCAGATTGTAATCCATCAAGATTAGTATTATACACATAATCAGAATATAAGTTATTCGCTTCAATTTGATATGCAATAAGTTCTTCGATTGAAGCAAAATAAAATGCCTTGGTAGTCTCAAAGAATAAGAAAGTTGGAGATTTATACGTAGAACCAATTGATCTCTTTGCCAACCAATTCAAACATTGTATCGGAGACCACATAGGCGGAACAAATGTTATCTGCGATTCATGTGGAGTATCTGCAATATAAAGTTCTGTCTTTCTGCCTTCTGGTGCAACAGTTTTATTAGTAAAAAATCTCGGAGTGCTGATATTTTCGGAGAATATTTTCTCTACGATTTCATCTGTCGTTCCGGTAAACTTCTGAGAAAGTCTTACGATATTATCGGCAGACGCTTCAATCGAACAGAAAAACAACTGATAATATTGCTCTCTATCATTGTTTAATTTTCTGTCTTTAACAGCATAAACAGAGAAGGATTTTTGAATTTTATTAATTAGATCCTCTCCTGTATTTCCAAATCCAGGAGTTTCGATGTCAACCGTTAAAATTTCATCGCCGATAATTGGCAAACGACCAATAAGATTTTGCGCATCTCTAATAATAATATAACCATGAAGGGTTGGAGAAAAGATATCTTCAAAAAGATGCAATTCCATGAAGAATGGTCTTAGGTCTACGTTGCTTTCATCCGATACTGTATTCAGCACCAGTTTATTGATCAGCACATCTCCTGGTTTTTGTAAACCAATATCAGAAGTAGGTGTCGTATCGGTCTTGGTATTATTGCTTACGGGTGTGTCCGCCATAATTAATTGCCGCTAATGATGCTAGAATAACTGTTCACAAATTCCGTCACATATTTTGGAGATAGAATCTTAATTTCGCGTTTAACATCATTCAATTCTTCTTCGTATTGAATGTTGGTAATTGGTTCAATTAACCCGTCTGCTAAATCTTGAGCATTTAGATCAACTATTAATTTGCTGGAGTCAGTTGTTCTATAGTGATGTGTCTCATAGATTTGAGTTTCGCCATATTTTTTCTTAGTAAAAGCAAGAAGATCTTGATTGCTCAACGGCCACTCTTTTCTAATATCTACAATATCATTTATTACCATAATAATCCAGTGGTAATCTGGTCTTTTGTAATACTTGTCGGCAACTTGTTCTACGGTAAACCCATCAGGAACAGTTATAGTTTGCATAAAAATGACATTGTTCTTATATTTGTTTAATGATACTCTGCGAAATATATCTGTTACTACAGTCGTACCATCGCCGAGAGTGTTAACTTGCAATTTAGGAAACAAAGAAAATAACATATTAGAATCCCTTCTCAATTCTTTCGGCAGTCAGGGTTTCTAGTTCTGTAAACTGCATTCTAATTGTTGCTTCTGTGGGACAACCATTAGAGAATGTAGTAAAACCTTCCGCTCCATAGTCAACGACTATATCTGTAAGAGCACAGTTTGAGATCTTTCTGACAAATTCGTTTTCTTCCCCCATGTGATAGTAGATAATCAAAAACTCGGAAGGAAAAGAAAGGAAAAGTGCATTCTGACTTCTGGTTGGATGCATGTGGCGTAGAAAAGTAGCAATGATACCATCTTTTTCTGCGTTCACACCTTTTCTGCCAAAAACTTCCAACGCTTCTTCTTCATTTCTTGGAGAAAATCTATAGTCGAAACCGAACTTTCTGAAACCCATGGATCTGAATAACTGTTCTTTGTATGGATTTTCAACTTTCTTCGACGTTGCCTCGATTGCAGCATTAATATTATCGAAACCAGCAATCCCCGCGACTTTACCAAGTTTTCTCGCAGCATAATCAGCCAGTTCTCCGCCTGAATTCAACGCAGCACCAGCATCAAATTCACCACCTTTAGTGAACAGACTGCCTGCTGACATCTTTCCGGAAGCAACTGCGCCAACTAGTCCACCGAGATCTGCTGTTTCCCAGTTTGCACTATATCCTGAAGTAACTCTCTCAGTCACATGGAGAACAATTTCTGAATCCCCAAAGACTAATCTCTGTTCCCCTGCCAACCCTGCAGCGAGCGCACCGCCAGCACCACCAATCGCGGCACCACCAACTCCTGCTAATCCAACTTTAAACAACGAACCGATCTTAGCACCAATTGACTTGACTGGAGAAATAGGAGATGCATCTTTTGAATTTACGGCATTACCGCCATTACTTTTCAGGAGTCCGCCCAATCCACTGGCAGCACCAGCAGTAAACCCAGCGACAGCACCTGCAGTTGCAACTGCAGCAACATTATTTTCAGGGTCTGCTCTGTTCTGATCAGTTTGATCGAAAATAAATCCACCGCCAGATAACGCAGCAGTCCCATATTTACTTTTTTCTCTTACCAGTGGATAAAATACGACATAATGGGGATATTCTTCATTGCGTCCAACATCTAACGGGTATCTAAGATTGGTTAATGTGTTGTTTGTTTCTAATGGATTGGCATTAGAGTCAACAAATTGATCCCTATTAAATCTACTGGCACCCTTTTTTGGTGGAGTGGATTGCGCACCTGTTGGAGTAGTGTTTCCTGCTGGTGGATTCTGCGCTGGTGGTGGCGGTGCTTCGGTTGCCATCTAGAATAAATATCCTATTAAGTATAGAGTTTGGACTATTTATATGAGTTATGGTAAGGAAACTTTGAAAGGTCTGTATAAAATACAGAATCCCAAAAAATACATTGGTAATCCGAACAATATTATTTATCGCTCCAGTTGGGAACTAAAGTTCATGAAGTGGTGTGATAATAACGACAACATATTGGAATGGGGATCTGAAGAGTTGCCCATACCGTATATCTCTCCTTTAGATAATCGAGTACATAGATATTTCGTGGATTTTTATATCAAGGTTCAAGAAAAAAGTGGTGTTACAAAGAAGTATCTGGTTGAGGTAAAACCGCAGAAGTTTACTAAAGAACCCAAAGTGCCTGCTAGAAAAACAAAGAAGTTTCTACAGGAAGTTATGCAATGGGGTGTAAACCAAGCAAAGTGGAAATTTGCTACTGAATTTTGTGAAGATAGAGGATGGAAATTCATCATCCTAACCGAGAACGAGTTGGGAATCCGTAATAAATAAGAAGGAGAATATCTATGGCAAAAGCAAAATCTGGTAGCGGAAACAACAAGATTTCCTTTACTAATCAAAAGAAGGGCAAGACATCAATTGGTGGCAGTGCCTCTTCGATAAAGTTTTCAACCATGAATAAACGTAAACGTGCTAACTATAAAGCATACAGAGGACAAGGTAGATAATTGGCAAATCCGTTTCAGAGACTTCGCGCCCAAGCAGGAGATGGACAAAAGTCCATGGATTGGTACATGCGAAATGTGAAGAACCTCGTGGGCGCGAGGTTGTCTCAGAACAGCGTAATGAAATCTGATATTGGCGAATTAAACTCCAGTATCGAGATCGGTTCAATGTATATGTATTTCTACGATCCAAAGTTGAAGGAAGAACTTCCTTTCTATGATACCTTTCCGTTGGTGCTGCCGTTTGGTCCAGCAAAAGGTGGATTCTATGGAATCAATTTACATTATCTGCCTTACCTGCTACGAGCACAAGTTCTTGGTGAGTTGTTAGATTATAAAACAACCAAGACATATTCTGAAACAACCAAGTTGCGTATGTCATACAATCTGTTAAACAACTTGAAGAATGCGAATGAAGTCAAACCATGTATCAAACATTATCTGACCAATCATGTTAACTCGCAATTTTTGAAAGTCAACCCCGAAGACTGGCAAGCAGCAATATTCTTACCGATCGAGAACTTTGTGGGTGCTACAAAAGAACAAGTATTCAGAGATTCTAGGAGCAAATTCTAATGGTCGCAGCATACCATAATATAAACGATTTCGTATCACAAGTCAAAAAAACAGATTTGGCGAGGTCGAATAGATTTGAAGCGATGTTTCCAGCGCCGCCGATCCTTCAGGGACATTCCACAACACAAGGCGATTCGCCAAAACTAATTTCAATGATGGTGGAAGATGCCATGTTTCCTGGGATGTTAGTGGGAACCAGACCATATAGAATAAACAATTTAAATGAACAAAGAGCAAATGCTATTGATTTTGGTGGAGACTCAATCACATTTACATTTCTAGTTGACACATCATGGACAGCAAAAGATTTCTTCGGAGATTGGATGCGAGAGATAGTCGATCCGACTTCTAGGTACGTAAGATATCCAGCAGATTATTATAGTGAAATTGATTTGGTTTCTCTCAATAACGAAGATAATGTTATTGCTCAGTGGAAAATTATAGATGCA